AAAGACAAGAGTTAGTCTATAAAAGACAAGAACTAACACAAAAGATTATCGAAGGTGTGTTTGTTGTTGTTCTTGTATGCTCAATCATAGGTTTAATCTTCTTTGCAATATGGTTAAAGAAACAACAAGATGTCTGAGAAAGATATTATATTTGTTTTTATTGTACTTTTGTCTTATGTTTGGTGTACATGGTTTGAACCCAAGTGGATATTTATTAAGTGAGGATATATGCCAGCTACCATTATAGATGATTATAAAATATTTCCTAGATTGATGATGCTTGTTGTTACCATACTTACTTATCAAAGTGTGCATTGGTATATGGCATTAGACAATCCAACAATACAACAAAGTGGTTTAGTGTCTGTATGTATGGGTGCTTTAACTGGTTGCTTTGGAATCTGGATGAACGGAGAAAGAAAGAATGATACTAACAATCGTTAAATCTTTAGGATCATTGGCATCTAGTTATGTAGATGGCAAAGTGCAAACTCAAAAAGTAAAAGCAGAGATACAAAAGAAACAACTGACTGGAGAGATTGACTGGGATTTAGAAGCTAT